TTACGCCGGTGCCAGCTGCTGTGAGGTCCTGGCCGCCTTCTTCTCGCGTGCACGTCGTAGGGCGGAGAGCTTGCCTGTCCCCGCGCGTGAATCGGCAGCCGGTTGGGCGGGTATCTGGGATGTGACAGGAAGTGGTTCGGGCGTCGGTGTGGCGGGGCGCGTCGCGCGCGGAACCACCGCCAGCGCGGCTTCGGCCTGAGCGCGCTGGTACTCCGGGAACACATTGGTGTAGATGTCCATCGTGATCTGGATGCCGCTGTGGCCCAGCTGCTCCGAGATGGCTTTCGGGGTGGAGCCGCCAGCGTGGGCGATGCAGGCTGCGCCGTGCCGTAGGCCGTGGAGAGTGATGGGTGGGAGGTCGGCCAGTTCGACCAGGCGCTTGAAGAGTTTGGTGAGGTAGTCGGGGTGGTATCCCGTCCCGTCCTCACGAGTGAATACGAGCCCGGTGTCCGTCCAAGCTTCGGCCAGTCTGGCGCGTGCTTCGCTTTGGCGCGCTCGTCGAAGGTCGAACAGGCGGGCAGACTCGCTGTCGAGATCGATGGTGCGTTCCGAGTCGGCCTTCGGTTCTGCGCCGAACAGCTTGTAGGCGACGGTGATGACCTGCTGGTTGATCGTGACTCGGCGCTCGTCCAGGTCTACTTCTGTCCAGGGCAGTGCGCAGACCTCCCCTCGGCGAGGGCCGCGGAGTGCCATGAAGTGGAACAAGTCACAGAGTTCATGGTCCACATACGTATCCAGGAACTGTCCCGTGAGCTGAGGTGTCCAGACCATGACCGTGCCCGGGACTATGCCTGTCTCACGCCAGCGGGCGACCCGGGCCGGCGTCCACAGCATCGGCCGCGGAGGCTTCTTGCGTGGGAGCTTCACCAACTGGGCCCAGTTTTTGGTGATGAGTTCCGCACGGACGGCGTCATTGAGTGCCGATGAAAGTATGTCGAGGATCTGATGTTGGGTTGGCAGTTCCGTAACCTTGCGCTGGCGACGGCGCTCTGAGGCCAATAGTTCGCGGGCCTCATGCCAAGCGATGCGCAGGCCTCGGCGATTGCCCTTGGGGCCGTTGTGCCATGCCAGTCGCTTCTGCTCGCAGTCGTCGGCCAGGAGGGCCACGTAGTCGCGGTGCACCTGGATCTGCGTGTTTCGTTCGCGGATGGCAGCGATCATGTCTTCGACGTGCTGCTTGCGTAGCTCCTTGCGGTCGATGTGGCCGATGAAGGGCGCGATGTGGAGCCGTATGGTGTCTGTGTACCTGCGGGTGGTCGTCAGCGAGACATCACCCTTCGACTCGATCCAACGGTCGAGGTACTGCCCTAGTGTCTCCCTCACTCCTACGTCGAGGCCGGCCTTGTGCTCCTCCCAGACCTTTGTGCAGGCACTGGCCGCATCCCGCTGGGTGCGAAAGCCTCCTCGGCGGATGCGCTGCTTCTCGCCGTTGGCAACCGTCGGAAGCTCAATGTAGAAGTACCAGGATCCGTGACCTTTCTTGCTGAGGTCCGGGCATCCAGTGCCGAGGGTGCCGATCCGCTGTGTGCCGTTGTCGTTCAACACCGGCTCGCCTTTGTCCTTGCCGCGCCGGTGGAAGAGCGGGCCCTTGCATGCGCATCGCTGATAGGTGCGTTCCTCGAACATGCTTGGGCAGTTCCCTTCCGTGGCCGCGAATCAAGGCGGTGGACAGCTTCTAGCCGCGAATAGAATGTATGTTCTATTTTGCACCATCTGACTTCCGCTGTACACGGAAGCCGTTCGGTGGCTCAGGTTGAGAGCTGGGGCACACTGGAGCTGCTGGCCAGCGCCTACTGGCGCTATCCTGAGCTGCCCGTCGTCACCCTGCGCCCCGCTGCGTGGGTAGGCTGGGCGTAGTTGGCGCGGGGGAGAAACGCGACGACTCAAAATGAAGATCGACAAGACCGGCGAGACGCAGTCGGAGCCCGGGCGCGGCATGACCCTGGAGCAGGTGAGAAGCCTGCCAGTCACCATCAACGTGGTGACCGCAGCGAGGGCACTGGGCGTGGGCCCCAACACGGCGTACGCGGCGATCCGCGACGAGACCTTCCCGCTGGACATGATCAGCGTCGGGGGCTCGAAGCGGGTCCTCACCGCATCACTGTGGAGGCACCTCCAGATCGAAGGCCTTGTTGCAGCTTGATACGTGCAACGTGATGGAGACTCCTCCACGAGTCTCCATCACGTAAAGGGTGTCCATGATGGGAAGGGGCGCAGAGTGGCGGCAAGGACTTTCGGGTTCACCGGCGACAAGAGCGCGTTGGTGGGAGAGGAAGCGCAGGCCCTGAGAGAAGCCGTCGAGCGCCGGATCAACGGGGGTACCCGCGCCGGCGCCGCCGCCTACCTGAAATCCTGCGGCGTCGTCGGCACGCTCGGCTCCCCGTTCACCGGCCAGACCGTTGCCCGGCTCTTCCGCAACCCGGCGATCGCCGGGCTCAAGCCCGGTCCGAATGGCGAGCTTGTTGATGCCGGGCACCCGGGCGCCATCACCCCGGAGCAGTTCGCGCAGCTCCAGGCCATGGACGCGGCCGAGAGCGAGCAGCGAGAGGCCAGCCGGAAGGCCAGCCCCCAGCCCGAGTACGACTACGCCTTCAGCAGCAACGACCTCGTCGTGTGCGGTTTGTGCGGCGCCAACCACCAGGGCCTGCGCACCAACTCCGGAAACCCCGGCTACTGCTGCTCGGCCGGGCCCCGCGCCGACCGGCCCGGAGACTGCGGGAAGGTCCGGATCTCCGCGCAGGTCCTGGAAGACCACCTCGGCGAAGAGATCGTCGCTCGGCTGTCGGAGCCCGGTACCCAGAAGGCCCTGGAGGCCGCGCGGGTCGAGGTGGAGAAGGAGCTCGCCGTCGCCAAGACGGAGCTGGCCGCGGTCACCCAGGGGCTCGACAGCCTCGCCGACATGGTGCTGCGCCACGAGATCACGGCCACCAGCGCCGCCAAGGCGCGTCAAAGCGGCGTCCAGCAGCAGAAGGCCTTGCGCCAGCGGATCCGCGTCCTGGAACGAGCAGCCGCTACTCCGGTGAGCGGGAGCATCAAGGAGCTCGTCGACTGGTGGAACTCGGCGCCCACGGAGGCCAAGGCAGGACTGGCGAAGCTCCTGCTCCACCGAGTCGACGTCCACCCTGGCGGCCAAGGAGTCCGCAAGCTCCGGCCGGGACGCGTCGTGCTGTGGTGGCGGGACAAGCCTGCCCCGCCACCCATCCGTCGCGCCTCCTAGTTGTCGGGCGCTGGTCACCGGCGGGGGAGCGCGCGAGGGGTGGAGCAGACCGCGAAGCCGGAGAACAGGCTCAGGGCGAACAAGCCCGCGCTGGTCTGGCTGATGGCTTCCTGAAGGCCGGTGCTCCACGCGGCGCCCGCCGCCTGGGTGACCGCTACGAACATGCCTTCGGTGGCGCCCCACACCGCGCAGGCCGCGCCGCCGACGGCGATCAGCGCCTGTCCTATACCGAGGACGCGAAAGCGGTGGCCCGCCCGGATGTTGTCGAGGGCCAGAGGTGTGCAGTCCCGTGTGATGGAGGCCCCGATCAGCGCCCAGTACGCATCCGTGATCAGCAGGTAGGCGCCGACACCACCGTCGTCCGCGTACGCGTTGATGAACTCCAGGTTGCTGTTGTTGGCCACCGCGAACACGGTGGTGGCCGCTGCGGCGACGACCCCGGCGACGCCGAACCGGTACCTGAGTGCGGCCGTCCGGGCCTCGGAGGGAATGGTCCATGCCACCAGCAGGACCCGGATCGCCACGAGCGACGCGATCCCGAACATGTGCGACAGCAGCATGTGGAGGTTGTCGACGCCGAAAGCCGAATCGATACCGGTTGAGATGCCGGGCAGGGTGAGCAGGAGGGCGACTAGGCCGGCGCCTGCGGCGGTGGCACGACTCCAACGGGCCAGGGAGCGGGTGTTGCCGCCTGGCCGGGCGCTGCGGCGCAGCGTCATCCGGGTCATGACGACGGCGGTGACGGATAGCGCGACCAGGGCGGCGCCCAGCAGCAGGGCTGCGATGTGCACGGTGGTACTCGTTTCGGGTCTGCTGCCGCAGTGGCGGCGGGGTTGAGCAGGATTGGGCGGGACCTAGGAGTAGAGGAAGTGCTCTGTCTCCCGGCGGCTGGCCTCGGCGGCCTCGGCGCGCGACAGGCGCCGGCGGCGGCGCGTCGTGGTCGCGGTGTCGGCGGCGGTCGTGTCCAGGCCGCGGGCTTCGCGCAGGGCGCGGGCGGCTTGGAGGAGCGCGTCGGCTCCGCTCTCTCCGAGTTCGGCCACCAGGCGCAGGGCCTCGCGGGCGGCCGGGTGCTCGTAGTAGACCTCCAGCGAGGTCAGGTCGTGCTCTCCCGGCATCAGGTACGGAGGCGGGCAGTCGAATGCGTCGGCCAATCCCATGAGTGTCCTCAAAGGCGGGTTGACCTTCGTTCCGGAAAGCGTGGCGTGAATCACGGTGTGATCCAGTGCGGGCTTTCCGTTCGCGTCTGCTGTTCGCGATGCAAGATCACGTGTGGTGGGGGGCTTGCCGCCTTCCCCGGTGAGTCTTCCGCGTAGGTACTTGAGTTTGCCTGCGAGGCTCCATAGCCCGTCGGCCTTATCGGCTGGCGTGGTCATCGGAGTCCCCCTGTTGTTCGCGCCATGGGCAATATCTTGTTGGCGATCGGCAACAGGTACGGTACATGCTGGCGGTGCCCGGAATCCAAAGGATCTTCCTTTGACAGTTTGTTGATATCGGTGCAGGATGTGGCCGCCGGTCGCACCATTCGACCAGGTCAGCGGTCTGATGGTCCGCAGCGAACGACACCGTGGACCGGGTCGCGCAGGCTCCCTGTTGAGCCTGCGCGCTGGCATGAGGGGGCTTTCTGATGGCGATCAGCTGCGAAGGCGTGCTGCGCGTGCTCGCGGAGCGGCGCCGTGCCGGCCTGACCGTCGAGTCCGAATGCGACAGCCCCATCTCTGGGCGGGAAGCCGTCAGTGCCCTCATCCTCCTCGCGGATTCCCGGCGAATCGATCTTCGAAGTTCCGGACAGTCGGCGGCGAGCGGCTCTGATGATGTCGAAGGCGACGCTTCCGGCTGAGGGTCGCGCTACCTGGATGCAGGCATATTCCGGCCCTGGAAGGCGCTGCTGAAGCTGCCTCAAATTCTTCTTCGCCGAGATTGCACCCCCACCCTGAATGAGTATAAAATATAAACACGAAGAGGGGGGAAAGTCCCCCGAAATCCTGATGGGAGTCACAACATGGCGAAGATGCTCAAGCTGACCCAGATCCACCCGAACCCGACGCAGCCCCGCGAGTACTTCGACGAGGAGAAGATGGACGAACTCCGCGACTCTGTCCGGGAGTTCGGAGTCATCCAGTCGATCGAGGTCCGCCGGCGCCCTGCGGGCGGCTACGAGATCGTCGCGGGCGAGCGCCGCTACCGCGCCAGCGTGGACGTCGGAAAGACGACCATCAAGGCGGAGATCGTCGACACCGCCTCCGACATCAAGGCCTTCCGACGCTCGATGGCGGAGAACCTCGGCCGCGCCGACATGACCCCGCTGGAGGAGGCGGCCGGATACCGGCGAATCCTCGACGAGGACCGGAACGGGGACGGCAGCGAGCTCACCGAGGCGGACGTCGCCAAGTCCTTCGGCAAGACCCCCCGCTACGTCAAGATGCGCCTGCAGCTGCTCAGCCTGGTCCCCTCCGTCCGACACCACCTGACCCACGGTCACATCGGAGTCGCTGCCGCGCACCGCATCTCCGAGCTGCAGCCGGAGAATCAGGAGGCCGTCATCAAGAAGTGGGCGAATGGCGGCGACGACGGCAAGGCGATGGACGAGAACGAGCTGCTCCACTTCGCCCACCAGGTCCGCGAGCAGGAGCGCCAGCCCAGCATGTTCGACGTCGAGGAGCTGACCGAGGACGAGAAGGTTGAGCGCAGCGCCGTCCGCCGGGCAACCCGCAACAAGCTGGACCGGATCGAGCAGGTGCGCGAACTCCTGGACGGGCTCGCCAAGACCCCGATCGAGGAGCTGGCCGTGGCTCTGGAGGGCCAGATCGTCGCCCGCCTGGACCAGCTGGAGCGCACCGCCAAGAGCCTTCAGGACGCCAAGTTCCAGATCCGGCAGGCCAAGGCCTGCGCCGACGCCCGCCAGATCGTCGCCTCCGGCGCAGCGGCGGCCCCCACCCTCTCCGAGGCGCCCGGCCGGAACGACGCCGCCGACACGGCCAACCCCGATGCCCGGCTTGAGGCCGAGTTCGCCGACATGCTCGCCGAGATCGTCGCCGAGGATGCCGGCATCGCCCAGGGCGCCGACGCCCCGGTGCCCGTCGCCGCCTGACCCGGGTAGCCCCACTGGGGCCCGCCGGTTGCGGGCAGGAAGCCCCACCCGGCCGACCCCGAACCCGCCACCCGCGCGCCACGGGCGGAGCGCGCCCGCTACAAATGACTCGCACCACCCCGCGCACGAAAGGTACGGATCATGCCCCGCCCCGACTGGCTCCAGATGCCCCCCGCCGCCTGGTACGGCACCGGCAGGCAGGATGCGCTGTTCGACCCCCCCGGTCGCGACCCGGACAACGACGCCTTCGGGACGACGCCCTTCGAAGGCTGCACGGCGCAGGAGCTGAAGAGGCAGCTGAGTCCGGCCGACCGCCCTTCCATACAGCCATGACTTGTATGGGTACTCATTGATGATACGGTCAGCATGTCGTCGGAACCTGGGGGTCCAGCCCACCCGGACCCACCCCCGACGCATGCGCCGTGACACTCCTCTCACGGTCCTGGCAGGCGGCACTCCCCCCGCGCCCCACCTGCCAGGAACGGGCAGCTCCCAAGAGCACGCCACGAGAGGACCGCCAGCAAGCACGTCACGACCAGGCCCGCCCGACACCCCCCGTCGGGCGGGCCTGCGCATGCCCAAGGAGCACCACCGTGCACGACACCTACACCGCGGCCAGCGCCGCCGACCCCGAGGCCTACGCCCGACTGATGCAGGAACGCTACGGGCCCCTGTCCGCCCTACGCGCGGAACAGCACCGCCCGACCCCACCGGCCCCGCCGGCAGCCCGAACCCGCCGCCACAGCGGCCGCTGGCCCGACCCGCAGGCCGCCTGGCACCGCGAACAACTCCTCCAGGCCCTCCACTCCCACCAGCAGAGGAACGAGAAGTGACCACCAACCCGAACACCCAGCCCGCCGAGCGAACCCCGCCCCGCCCCGGAGCCATCTGGTGCAAGGCCTGCGACTCCTGGTGCGACCCCGTCTCCAGCCTCTGCCGGTGCAACAATCGATGACCATGCACCAGGTGACCGAAGGGCAGCTCTACGAGGCCTGCCACCCCCTCGACGAACAGCGGCGCATCCGCGTCCTCACCGTCACCGGCAACCGGGCCGAGGTCGAAACCCTCGGCCCAGGCCCGGCCCGCAAGCGCGACATCCTTCTCAACTCGCTCCACCCGACCGCCATCACGGCCAGCGGCCAGCCGCGCCAAACCGGCTACCGCCTTGTCGAACCACCAGCGGAACGGAGCCCGAAGTGACCGACAGCCCCGCCATGGCACGCCGGCGGGCCAACGCCAGCACCATCACCGACCCCGAACTCGACCTCCTGTGGCAGCGCGCCGAAGACGCCGAAGCCCGACTCCAGACCGCCGCCGACCTCATCGCCTCCGGCCACACCGCCTTCGCCGAGCGGATGGACATCGTCCGCCGCCTCTGCGCCGGCGAGATCACCCCGCAGGAAGCCAAGGCCATCGACCGGGGCGACGAATGAGCACCCCGAACCCCGCGCTCCGACTCGCTGCCGTCGCCTCCACGTGGACCGGAAGCCTCCAGGCCGCCCTTGATAGCGCCACCGCCGTAGACCGGTACCGAACCGACGCCGCAGCCCTCAGTCTCGCCGACCGCGCCGACACCCTGCTCGCCGAAGTACAAGGCGCCGAAGCCGGCAGCACGCCCACCGACGATCACCTTGCCGAAGCCCGACGGCTCCTCTACGCAGAGGCCATGGGCGACGGCCGCGGCAGGTGGCCCCCAATCACCGCCCCGGGGCGCGGAAGCCGACTTCCCCGTCCTTTCGGTGCAGAGGGCGGGGAAAGGGGGCGGGGGGTCGACATCCCCGCCCCCTTCTTCGGCTGCCGGTAAGACAGCCGGCGAGCGGTAGCCGGTGGCGGCGGCGTCACGGTCAGCAGGGAGGCCTCTCCTGCTGTATGGCGATCCGCCGGAGGCCGCTCACCCCTCCGGTGACGATCAGCCTCGCACCACCTCACCTTCTCGTCCACGGGGCACGTGGAGCCCAGGCCGGGCGTGCGCGACTCCACCACGCGCCCCACCAGCAGCCAAGCGGGAGCCGCCGGAGCCGACAGGACCACCGCGCGCAGCCCGGCTTCCTCCCGCTACCGTGCCTGCAAACAGGCCCTGGTAGTGGAGTAGCCCGTGACGATGACGCAGGCAGAGATAGAGCAGCGACTTCACCTCGCAGAGGTCGACCACGGGGAGCTGGCAACGCTGCTCAGCTTCGAGTTCGGATCGTCCTCCACCCTCGACGGCCGGCGGGTGGCCTACCCCAACGCGACACCGCAGGCCCTGCTGGTCGAGTACTCGGGCGGCAAGATCTGGCGCATCCTGCCCCAGCCGGGCCTGGACGACGAGACCGTCCTCAAACTCGAACGGCGGGTCCAGCAAGAGCTGCTGACTCCACCCGTGCGAAAGGTCGGTCGCTTCATCCTCTACTTCCCGGAGCCGGCACTCGGCTACTGGGCCCACGGTGAACACCTGGTCCTGCGCCAACCGGCACCAGAATCCCCGCAGGCCCACCCGTGGTCAGACCTCCACCCGGTGCTGTGTGAACTCGCCTACCAGGGGGCCACCGAGCCCATTCCCGACCTGCACCGCAGGGAACGCGCAGTCCGTCACACCAAACTGCTGCTGACCCTCCTCGTCCCTGGCCTGGCCGACCACACGGACTCATACGCTCGGACCGCCTGGGTCCTCCCCGCCGGCACCGACCGTGAGTCGGTCTGCATGCAGCAGATCCATCTGATCAAGGACTTCGACGCGGTCGGCAACGAACTCACCGAGCAGGCAGAACTGCCTGCCATGCCCACGGCCGACAACCTGTACGAGGCGAAGCCGTGGGAACTTGCGCAGCACTCCACGCTCGTACTCCCGGCGACCCTCGGCGCCGACCTTGACCGCTTCCACGCCCTGGACCGGTCCAGTCAGCGCGAGTTCCTGCGCGCGGCCTTCTGGCACCATCAGGCCCGCCTCCTCCATCACCGCAGCCTCTCCGCCAGCTACCAGGCGCTGGTCCAGTCCATCGAGGTGCTGGCCGCGTCAACACCGACCCCGGACGGCGCACGCAAGCAGTTCAAGGCGTTCCTCCGGGACTACATCCACGGCGACTGGGACGGCGCCGACGACTTGTACGGCCTGCGCTCCCGCATCGTGCACGGCAACACCCTCATGCTTGCCGACGAAGAATGGCTCGGCTTCCACCCGAACCCCCGGGCCAGCGACGAGCGCATCCGCCACCTCATGGCGGAGCAAGTCAGCCGGGCCGGCGCGATCAACTGGCTACGCGGCCTCAAGACGAGCCCGGTTGCGCCGTAGGGCGCGGGGATTCGGCATACGAAGGACCTACTCGTGCGACCCGAACCGATCGACCGGATCGTTGACTCCCTGCTGTCTCTCGCCGTTCCGATCGGCGATCCGATCCGGTACTGCCGCGACTCGCGGCGCGGCGATGTCGCGGCGGTCGCCGAGCCGCTAGGGATCCACGGCAGGTCAGCCTGACCGTCCCTGTGCCGTGAGTGTCTATGGGTGCCTAGGCAGCGCCGTGACCCTCCACGGCTTGCCGGCCAACTGCGCTCTTTTGCAAGCTGTTTGCCTATATGATTCGACGCCGCGGGCTTCAGTCCGGTTGCGCTGCAAGAGGAGAACTGGTGGACGGAATCGACGTGTCCCAGTGGGCGGTGTCTGCTGCGCAGGCGCTGATCGCGGCCATGACCACGGACCTGTGGGTAGGAGCCCGTGACCGCTTCGCCGGGCTGCTGGCTCGGCGACCCGAGTCCGCCGGCGAGGTGGCCGAGGAGTTGGATGACGCCCGGCAGCAACTCCTCGACGCAGGAGTCACGGAGGAGGCTGCGGAGGAGACCTCTGCCGAATGGGTCGGCCGCTTTCGCCGGGCACTAACGCGAGACCCCTCGCTCGTGGAAGAGGTACGGGCTCTCCTTGCAGAGCAAGGTGTGGGGGTGCCTGGCAATGGGGGAAGCCTCGTGCAGAACGTCAGCGCCACTGGGGGTGGAATCGTCTTCAATCAGGGCAGCGGCATCCAGAACAATCAGGTGCACGCAAAGTGAGTACACCTGAAGATAGCTCCCCGGCTGTCGAGCAGAACATTGCGACTGAAGGCTCTGGTATCGCATTCGTTCAGGGGTCTGGCAGTCAGCACAATAGCGTGATTCAGAACTATTTTGGAATGACTGGGGTCCCTCTAACTCCGGAGAACCTGTACCGGCAGGGGATGAAGCTGGCTGTGAGGGACTGGGGGGAGGCCGAACGCCTCCTGACTGCCGCAGCCGAGGCTGGCTACAGGCCGGCAATCGAACACCTATCCTCCGTGGAGCTGGGTGGAGGACGTTGGACGGAGCTGCTGGCGGACATGGGCGACCCGGACGGGCTCTATCGAGCTGGACGGGTTCGGGCCTGGCACGCTAGCCAATCGGGGTCGTATGGGCGAGAGAAAGCCCTTCGGGATGAGGCGATCGAATATTTTGAGAAGGCGCTAGAAGCTGGCCGTGAAGATGCAGTGGTTTGCCTCGGCGACCTGATTTATAAGTCGGGTCGACTGGAGGAGGCCATCCCTGCTCTTGAGAGGGCTATTGAGTACCTTGAGCGAAATCAGGAGCGCGACGAGAATCTCCTTGGGTGGAAATTGGAAAGGGCGAGAAAAGAAATCGCGCGACAGCAGAAAAAGGCCGAGAAGCGGGCGCAGGGCGACGTTCGGAGTAGATGGTGGCGCGGCCGTAAGCGCGGCTGAGAGCTGATGATTGCCGGGGCCCAATCAGAACGCGGCACCCGGTGCGCGCCTCTTGATCGCCACCGCACGCCATCGGTCGGGGGCAGGCTTGGCGACGTGTCGTCTAGGCTGTTGCGGCGTAGGGCGCGGGGAATCGGCCTACGAAGGACCAGCTCGTGCCTGCACCGATCGACCGGATCGTTGACTCCCTGCTGCCCCTCGCCGTCCCGATCGGCGACCTCACCCGGTACCACCGCAACCCGCGGCGCGGCGATATCGCGGCGGTCGCCGAGTCGCTTCGGATCCACGGCCAGTTCAAGCCGATCGTTGCCAACCGCGGCACCCTGACCGGCCGCCCGGCCGAGATCCTCGCCGGCAACCACACCTGGGACGCCGCCCAGGTGCGTGGTTGGGACCAGATCGCCGTGTCCTGGGTCGACGTCGACGACGATGACGCGGCGAAGATCGTCATCGTCGATAACCGCACCAGCGACCTGGCCGGGTATGACACCGAGCTGCTCGCCGACATCCTGTCCGGCCTCCCCGACCTGGATGGCACCGGCTACGACCAGGATGCCGTGGACGACCTCCTCGACGGCATCGAGCTGCCGTCCCAGCTCGCCGCCGAGACCACCGACCGCGAAGGCGACAAGACGGCAGACGAGCACCTGCAGTGGGGCTTCGTGCAGTGGGGCACCACCCGTGTGCAGATCACCAATGATGAGGTCGAGCGGCTGAACAACGTCCACGACGCCTTCTACACGAGCAGGGGCACGGACACCGGCTTCGCGCACTACCTCCTCGACCAGCACGAGGCGCAGCAGGAGGCCGTCGGTGCCTGAGTTCGTAGAGGCGTACGCGATCGACGGGCTCAAGCCGGCCCCGTACAACCCGCGCCGCCTGAGCGAGGAGGCCTTCGACCGGCTCCAGCGGTCCCTGGCCCTGTTCGGGTGCGTGAAGCCCGTGATCGTCAACGGTAACGGCATCCTCGTGGCCGGCCACCAGCGCACCAAGTCCCTGAAGGCGATCGGCCAGGCGACGGCCCCGGCGATCCTCCTCGACGGCCACGTTTCCACCCAGGACGAAGTCCAGTTCAACTTGCTCCACAACAGCATCGAGACCGACGGCTCCAAGGTGCGGGTGCCGGAGTCCGGGCCGGACGCGCACGGCTGGGAGTGGATCCGACCCGAGGACGTCACCGCGGTGTCCCGCTCCAACCCGGCGATCCAGGCCGAGATCCGCCGCCTGGTCACCCGCTACGGCACCTGGGGCTCGGTCGTCGCCGATTCGGCCGGCAGGGTCATCCTCAACAACGACTACGCGGTGGTCGTCTCCGACCTGAAGCTACCGCTGCTGTGCTACCGCCTGTCCGTGCAGGAAGCCGACGAACTCGCCGTGTGGCTGGACGGCGACTACGGCGTCTACGACTACACCCAGCTCGGCATCCGCGCCTACAACCAGCACTGGTGCCAGATGCACCGCCTGGGCGGCGACGAAGGCGACTCCAACAAGTCCACGACGTACGAGCAGCACGTACTGCCCGCACTGCGCCCCGGCCAGCGCGTCATGGACTTCGGCGCCGGCGAGCTGGCGTACATCCAGCGGATCAAATCGCAGGGCTGGGACGCCCACTGGTACGAGCCGCACGTCAAGGCCGCCGGCAAGCAGAACGCCCTGGATGTGGCCGCCACCGTCAGCCACATCCGCGACCTCCAGCGGGACATCCCCGCGAACGGCCTGTACGACGTCGTCGTCCTCGACAGCGTGCTCAACTCCGTCACCTCGCTGGAGTTCGAGAACGCGGTCGTCGCCACGTGCAGCTCGCTCCTCGCCAAGGACGGCACCTTCTACACCGGGACCAGGTCGCTCGGCTCGGTCGCACGCAGGGTCGGCGGCAAGAAGGCCCGCAACAACGGCCGGTACAGGCGCAGCATCGAGTTCCTGGACGACAACGGGTTCACCGCGAGCTTCCGTGCCGGCGTGTGGACAATGCAGAGGTTCCACGACCCTGAGTCGCTTCGGTCGCTGATGGGCCGGTACTTCGACGAGGTGGAGATCCGCGGCAACCCGAACGGCAGCAACATCTACGCGGTGTGCCGCAGGCCGAGGGCGCTGCCGGAGGGTGAGCGGCGGGCGGCGCTGGAGCTGGAGTTCAACATGGAGTACCCGGGGGAGTACCGGCACAACCGGCACCGGCCGCTGGTGGAGGCCCTGATGCGGGCCTGTCGGGAGCGGGACGGCGGTTAGGCAACCACCTTCGGTGAGTATAAAATATAAACAGAAAGGTTTCCTCAACTCGCAGATTGGACAACCAAGTTGCCATCCATCACCCTCCAGGTGGGGGAGCGCAAGTACCGGTACCTGTGGCTCAAGTACGTCACCGGCATCGACCTCAGCCGCCACTGCGCGGTGGCCCTCCACGGCCGCTACAGCCGGCACATCAACGAGACCACCCGCGAGGCCACCGTCGAACTCGACGAGTTCCCCCACGCCCTCGCCTGGTACCTGTGCGGCGTCACCTCCAGCCCCTACCGATGGGAGGACAACCCCCACCTCGCCCTTGAGCTCGCACCCGGCCACACCCAGGACCTCACGGTGAACGACCTCACCGTGCACCTCGATGGTGTCCGGCCCATCCCCTTCACCGACGCCGAGATCCCCACCAACGACCCCCATGCCCGCGACCGCGCCTTCACGACCTGCCGCAACTGGCAGTTCGCGCACTACCTCCACAACCGCGGCGTCCCCAACGTCCACGGCGACCGGCCCCGCGTCACCACCCTGCGGCCCGGCACCGGGCAGGGCGAACTCCTCCCGAGGCCGCCCCGCACCGTGAAGGCCATGGACAAGGACGCTGGCGCGCCCGGCGGGCCGCCAACCCGGCAGGCCGCCTCCGCCCCGCACCAGCCGCGACCCGGCGCGCCCCAGCAGGCCCTGAACACCCAGGAACCCATCGGCGTGATCACGGAACACCCCGGCCACCAGCCAGGCCGCTAGCCCCGGCCCGCCGCCCACCGACCCGACCCGTCTCACAGCCAGCCCCGGGGCGCGCCGTCTACGCCCCGCTGTACGTGACCCCGCCGACCTACCCCAAGGAACCGATGTCCAGCGCCGCCGAAGCCAAGGCCCGCCGAGAAACCCGAGAGCGCCGACACCGCAGCCGTGAACGCGCAACCATCACGCCCAACCACGTCTCGACCGTGCTCGCCAACACCACCAAGCCCGACGACGACCTCCTGATCAAGCTCAGCCTCTACACCGGGCTCCGCCCCGCAGAGTTGGACGAGTTGACCTTGGAGGACGTCGCCACCAGAGGCCACCGCCACTACCTCACCGTCCACGGCAAGGTGCCGAGGACGATCGCTCTCCCGCGCATCGTCGGCGAAGCCATCGAAGCCGCCCGTCCTGGCCTCCTGCCCGGGGGCCCGCTGGTCCTTCCCCACCTCGATGTCGAAGGCGCTGTCGCCTGCGCGATGCGCGCCGTCCTGGTCACGGTCGGCGTGACCGATGCCACCGCGCACGCCCCGCGGGGGCACCTGCTCGACCTCCTGCGTGCCCAGAACGACCTGCCGCTTGCCCACCGCCTGGCCTACGTCGGGTTCATAGGATCCGACCCAGGCTCCCTCCCGGACGGGTGGAGCGAGCCGATCGCCGACCGTATCGACCAACTCGCCGAAGACGCAGCAGCGGCCGGGTAGCGGGCCTGTCCGGCTAGTCCTTCAGGCTGGCAGGGCAGAGCGGGCCTGGCTCTCAGACCGAGACACCAGCTCGATCGGTTGTCGACTCTCCTCGGATCACGAACACGCCGGGCTGCACCTCGTCGGAGATGGACAGCAGCTGTTGGGCCGCGTATGCGGGCCACAGCGTCTCCTCGGTCCAGCGCGCGTTGGCAAGGCGGGCGTCAGCCAGGATGGCATCGGTCAGGTTCGTGCCACCGAGGAAGGAACGTGTCAGGTTCGCGCCGGTCAGGTCGGCGCCAGTCAGGTTGGCGCGGCTCAGGTTGGCGCCGCTCAGGTTCGCGCGGCCCAGGAGGGACAGCCTCAGGTTGGCGCCGATCAGGGTCGTGTTGGTCAGGTCGGCGTCGGTGAGGTTGGCGCCGCTTAGGTTGGCGTCGGTCAGCCCTGCGTGACGCAGGAAGGACTGCGTCAGGTTGGCGCCGATCAGGTTCGCTTGGTTGAGGAAGGCATCGGTCAGATCGGCGCCGCGTAGATCGGCGTCGGCCATCTCAGCGGCGAACAGTTTGGTGCGGGTCAGGACGGCGTGGTTCAGGTTCGCGTGGCGTAGGTCGGCCTGGTGCATGAAGGCGTCGGCCAGGTTCGCGCTGTGCAGGTTGGCGCCATTCAGGTTGGCGGCGAACAGTTGGGCATCGATCAGGACAGCGGAGGTCAGGTTCGCGCGACGCAGGTCGGCGTTGTGTAGGAAGGCGCGAGTTAGCTTGACACCGCGCAGGTCGGCACCCGTGAGGTCGACGGGCCCCTGCTTGGCCGATCGCTTCGCTGCTGCCAAGGGGCCTGTCACTTCGGTGGCGGGCTGATCGAGAGAGGAGTCGTTGCTGGCCCGGCGGGCGATGGCCCACGCGGTGTTGGTCACAACTGCCGGCGTGATGTAGGGGCAGGCGAGGTAGAGCACGCCGCGTAGGACCTCGGCTGCGTGCTGGAGTTCGTTGTTCTCCAGGTTCTCCGCCATATCGTTCTCCACGGTAGGGCTTCAGCCTTCGCCTAGGCCGGTGCAGACAGGGCATCGTGAACCGGGTACCGCGTGGAACGCCAACAACAGATCCGACCCGGCCCGCTCCGCCCAGCGCATCGCCTGGGCCGCGGTGCTCTTCGACTTCGGGGTGGCGTTCTTCAGGACGAAGACGACCAGCCTTCTCCAGTGGTCCTCGGCTTCCTCCCACTTCGGTTCTGGCGGAGTGCCGGATCCGGGGCATGGGTGGAGTCTGCCGAACGCTACGACGGCGGCCTCGATGTCGCCGCCCTCCTTGTGCAGGTCATGCAGTGTGATCACGGCCCGAACCCCGGTGGCGGTGTCGGGGGTTCAGACAGCGCGCGAAGCCTGCGCACGACCTCGTCCAGTGGTTCGGCCTGGTGTGTCTGTATCTGGGCGGTCACCAGATAGCCAACCATGGCCCCGACGAACGCCGGGATGGCGCCCCACCCCACGATCGACAGAGGCCAGGCGCACCACTGCGGAGTAACGGTCGCGGGCGAGGTGATGCCCACCATCACCTCGTAGGCCTCTGCTGCGTGCCGCTTCAGTAGGACTGCGTTCAGGGCGAACAGAGCAGCGCACAGGGCGAGGATCCAGCTGGCGCGGGTCAGCATCCAGTACGGCAGCCTCCCGAGCGCGTGATGCTCGGCCCAGCGGCTCCGCAGCCGCTGTCTTGCGGTCGGAGGCGGCGGCACCGGGGGAGGTGCCGGGGGTGGCGATGGCGGAGCCGATATCGGATCAGGCGCGGGCACAGCCTCACGGTAGCGGCCGAACCGCAGGCGGCGGACCGAAATTTGCGAAGCTGTTCGGCTGAGGGCTCACCGCACGGCCACCGGGCTCGGGGTGGCGACCGACGGCTTGAGGGGTGACTGGGCATGCCCCGGCCTTCGGTGCGGGCCTCGACGGTGGCCCGTCATCAGGTCGCTGGCAGGTGGATGGGGCTGCGGGTGACGGTGCCGCGCCCCCGGCGGATGTCGTCGATGATGATCGCTCTTTGACCGCCCATGTATGGGATACATAATTGGGGTCATGGGTCAGGAACACGATGAACTCGAAGCCGCAGTAGCCACGTTCGAACAGGCCGACGCCGTGTGGCAGGCGATCAAGGCGCTCCTCGACTCCGCCGCATCCGACCGTGCGGACGCGATGAAGGGTGTCGTCGACCTGGTCGGCCAGACCGCTGCCGCGCCGCTGCTCAATCTCGACCAGAGCACCATCAGTCGCACCCTCGCCCGGCCTCGCGAGCCACGGAAGATTCCCCTTCCCCCGGGGATGTTGGACCTGCTCACGCAGGACGCCCGGTCCCAGACCCGCGACCTGCTCTTCGGGGATCAAGAACCCTCAGGACAGGCGCTCCGCGACAGCTGGGGGCGGCTCCTCGAAGCCAACAAGAGCCGGGACGGCGTCCCGAAGCCGCAGAAGTCCGAGAAGAAGAAGTCGAAGAAGGGCGGTAAGGGCAAGACCGGCAAGTAGCGGGAAGCCCCGCAGCAACACCCCACGAGACGGGGGCCAGCACTCCGGTGCCGGCCCCCTTCCCGCGTTCCCGAGGGCCGGGCCGATCGCCCGGCCGAACCGAAAGAGGAGACCCCTTGAGGGAGAACCACCAGATGCTCCAGCTCGCGACCCTCGGCGCCGTGTGGGCGGTCCTGAGCGTCGCCCACACCTTGGCCGACCACGTGCTGGGCCAGAGCGATCACCAGGCCGCCCACAAGGCCGCCCCAACCCGCGAGCAGATCGACGCCGGAACCAGCCCCAGGCGCGGCTGGGGAGCGTGCCTGGCGCACGTCGGCCAGTATCACGCCGTCGTCGTAGGGGTGTACTGGCTCGTCGGTCTCGCCGTGGCCCTGCCGGCGACGTGGCTCGGTGCCACCACGGCGATCGGCTGGTCGGCCTTCACCCACGCGATCCTGGACCGCCGATGGATCGTCCGTGCCATCCTGGAGCACACCGGCTCGCCGAAGTTCGCCACCCTGCAGTCAGACGGCATTTCCGGACCGTACCTGGCCGATCAGGCCCACCACGCGACGGCTCTGCTCGGGTCGGCCGTGCTGCTCGCCCGGCTGTGACAGAGGCAGGCCGGTGGTCACCCGCGAGTACGGGACCTGACCGCCGTGCACAAGTCGAAATATCTGCGATGGTGCCATCGTGCGCCCGGGCCGCACGGCGGCGACGTATTCCCGAAGTGACGATACCGGTCAGCCCTCGCGCCCGGGCCGTACAGCAGGCCGTTCGCGCAGTGGTAGACGTACCACGGTCAGCCCTCGCACGCCCGGGCCGTACCAGACGCTACGCGGCTACCTCTCGCTGTCCGACGGTCAGCCCTGGCGCGCCCGGGCCGCACGTTTCTCCCATGACCAGCACCGTCCAGTCGTACGGTCAGCCCTCGCGCGCCCGGGCCGCACAGGGGTAACTGACTTCTGCCATTACATCCTCGCGGTCAGCCCTCGCGCGCCCGGGCCGTACTGCCGGGCCACCTCCGTGATCAGCTTCCCGTTCGGTCAGCCCTCGCGCGCCCGGGCCGTACGCCAAGTGCCGTGGTCCACACGGCATCCCACGCGGTCAGCCCTCGCGCGCCCGGGCCGTACCAACACCGCCGGGTCATGCCCCTCCCCAGATGCGGTCAGCCCTCGCGCGCCCGGGCCGTACGACTGAATCGCCTCCGCCAAGGCGGGGCTCTGCGGTCAGCCCTCGCGTGCCCGGGCCGTACTTGTGCGCGCCGGCGAGTTCGGCCACGGCGTCCGGTCAGCCCTCGCGCGCCCGGGCCGTACCGTAAGGGCGTAGGGGGTGGCAGAGGGTGGCACGGTCAGCCCTCGCGCGCCCGGGCCGTACCCCTTCGTGAACTGGGCTTTTTTGTGGGCTTTGCGCGTTCTTTGCTCTCTGTGGAGTTGTGGCCCGAGTGTGGTCGGGTGGGTGTGGGCTGTCGGGGGATTACTCCCGTCGAGGTGACCCGCCGCCTGGCGGTGGGCCTTCCCGCGTCTGCCTTTCGGCGCGTCCGTGCCTGCCCTCGGGGGCGGGGCTTACCGGACTTCTACGGGCTTTTACGTCCCCCTCTACCAGGGGGACGGCGTGCCGGGCGATGTTGCGGGCCGCGTTGAGGTCGCGGTCGATCGTCAGGCCGCAGGTGGTGCAGTGGTACTCCCGTTCGGCGAGGGACAGTGTGGGTTTGACTGTCCCGCAGGCCGAGCAGGTCTTGCTGGACGGGTGCCAGCGGTCGGTGACCGCGAGGCTGGAGCCGTACCAGGAAGTCTTGTAGGTGAGCTGGCGGCGGAGTTCGCCGGGGGAGGCGTCGAGGACGGCCCGGTTGAGGCCGGCTTTCTGTCGGACTCGGCGGCCGGGCTTCTCGATGGTGCCTTTCGCGGAGGCGCTCATGCCGGTGACGTTGAGGTCTTCGATGGCGACGGTGGCGAAGCGGGTGGCCAGCTGCTTGGTGAGCTGGTGGATGGTGGTGGCGCGGCGTTGGGCGATGTGGTGCTGGATGACGCCGACGCGGCGGGCGGCCCGGGTGCGGCGGTTGGATCCGCGCTGGGTGCGGGACAGGGTGCGCTGGGCCTTGGTGAGTTGGCGGGTGGCGGCGTTGAGGTGGCGGGGGTTGTCGACGTGGACGCTCGCCGGGTCGGCCGGGTCGGCCGGGTTGAGGGGCTGGGAGAGGGTGGCGAGGTGGGAGATGCCCCAGTCGACGCCGACGGTGCCGCGGTCGGTCTGGGCGCGGGTCGGCTTGTCGGGGATGTCGCGGGTGACCTTGACGAGGACGCTGGCGTACCAGCGGTTGCCGCCTCGGGAGACGGTGACGGACTGGACGACCGCTTGGCCCTTCGTGATGAGGCGGGTGAGGCGTTTCGCGGAGTCGTGGATGCGCACCGAGCCGAGGCGGGGCATGATCAGTCGGCGGTAGCCGTCGGGGCGGATTGTGGGCTTCTTCACGTCGTGGTGGAGACGGAAGGAGTCCCGGGCCTTGCCCTTCTTCTTGAAGCGGGGGTAGCCGACGGCCCTGCCGGCGCGGCGGTCGGTGAGGGAGTCGAACCAGTTCTTGAACGCGGCGTCGGCGTCGTAGAACGCGGACTGGAAGGCGTAGGTGGACACTTCGTGCCACCACGGGCACGGCAGGAACGGGCCGTGGAAGCCGTCCGGGTGCTCGTCGTCGTGCCGGGAGTCGCCCTTGATCTGATTCAGGTGCTTCTTGATGGTGGCCTGGCCCGGGATGCGGATGCTGGTGCTGGCCTTCTTCCGGGCGTCGCGCTCGTCCAGGCCGCTGTCGACGAGGGTGTCGACCTGGGTGCGCCACTCGCGGTGCGCGGCGATCTTCCGGGCCAGTGCCCAGTTGAAGGCCCACCGGGCGGCGCCGGCGTGCCGGCTCAGGTCCGCCTCCTGGGCGGGTGTGGGGTCGAGGGTGAACTTGAAGGCCTGCAAGGTCTCCTGCAACAAGGCGCAGTTCACCCCCTTTCCGTGGCTGTCCGGCAACGCGTGGTGAGACCCTAGCGGCCTCCACCGACAATCCGGGTCGGGTTGCCGGTTAGCTGCTGAAAGACGTTGGGGTGTGGAAGAGTTGACCGTTTGAGGTGCTGCCGGTCCGGGCGTCCTGAACGCGTCCCGGTTCGGTCGCGGAGGTGCTGGGCGGCGTCGCGTCGGGGTTGCTGCTCCGGAAGGCGTCCAGGGTGTCTGAGTGGTCGCCGGAGGGGTGCAGGGTCTGGCGGGAGACGGGTGGCCTTGGCTGTGCTCACATCCAGGGCACACTGCCCTGATTGCCCGCTTGGCTGAGTATTCGCCGGTTTGAGTGACGTGCTGCGATGTGTTGTCGTTCAATGAGGACATGACCTACGGCGTGCCTGGGGGCCTGCTGCGCCTTGGCGTGGCGGCCCTGTCCGTGGCCGGTTTGACCGGCCGTTCCCCACAAATACCGGCGCGGCCCTCGTTCACCCAGCCGGAGGCGGGCGGAACCGTCCTACGGGGCGAGCCCTACCTGATCACCTGGCTCGGCGGCACGAGCGCCCACCGGGTGCTGACGTTGTTCACCGGCGACGACACCGCGCTGTTCGCCGTCCAGATCATCAACGACGCCGTCGACGGCGGCTCCGGCCGGTTCGTGTGGCTGGTCCCGCCAGGCCTCCAGCTCGGCCGGTACGCGCTCGGGCTCGGGCCGAGACCGGGCGCCGGGACCAGTGCCCTGTTCGAAGTGGTTGCCGGCGGTGACACGGCGCCCGTCCCACGACCGAGACCGCTGGTCACGGTCGGCTGACGCGGGGCCGTTCTCCGGGACGGCGGCCGTCAGGTGGTGGGGGCGTCGTCGATGTGGCCGAGCTGCTGGCGGGCAGCCACCAGGTCCTCGCCGGTCAGGGACTTCCAGTACGGATCGGCCCACACGGCGTGGGCGGCTTGCCGCTCGGCCTCCGCGAGACGCGCCGACTGTGCCAGCTGCTCGTCATCGAGGCCCTGCTTCGCGGCGGCGAGATCACCATCCCAGCGTGGCAGCGACGCGAGGAAGGCCTGGCGCTCGTGCCGGGCGGCGGCCAGTGCCCGCTGCGCGCTCCTCAGCTGGCCGGTGAATTCGAACGTCTTCTGCTTGCCCACGGCAGAATCGTACGGGCACCTGGTTGGCAGCTGGGCTGCGCCTCTCCGCCGACATGGAGGGCCTGCTCCCTGACGAGTGCAGCCCGGACGGCCTACGCCCAGCGGTGGGCCGTGGCGTAGTGGCTGATGCTCGGCCTCATGGGAACGATCGTCGTCCTGTTCGAGATGGAGCCGGACGAGGCGCTGGGAGCGGACGGTGCGGAGCAGCAGGTGCTGGCCGTGCACGCCGCAGGTGCGGACCCCGAGGTCCCGGAGGACCCGCTGTCGAGGACGTTGTGCGGCATGGACAGCGGCCCGATGGAGCACTCCCGCTACCGGCCGGCGCGCCCCGGGGAACCCTGGTACCCGGCGGCTCTGGTCGACCGGCGGTGTCTCGACTGCGAGCGGGCGCTGCGCTCCTCATGAACGGGACACCACCCGGCCCTGCCCCGGAGAAGGCCGTGGCCGAGGTTGCCACCGAGCTGTACGGCCTTCCGCCCAGTGAGTTCACTGCGGCCCGGGACACGGCGGTGGCTGCGGCTCGCCGCAACGGTGACCGACAGCTCGCCTCCCGGATCAAGGCCCTGCATCGGCCGACCGTGGCCGCGTACGCCCTTAACCGGCTCGTACGGGATCACCGCGGAGAGGTCGCCGGAGTGCTGGAGCTCGGCGAGGCACTGCAGCAGGCGCAAGCCCGGCTCGCCGGGCCCGAGCTGCGGGAGCTGTCCACTCGCCGGCACCGGCTGGTTGCCGCGCTCACCGCCCGGGCCCGAGACGCAGCCGGGGCCGCTGGGGTCCACCTGGCAGAGGCGCAGCTGCGGGAGGTGGAGCAGAGCCTGCGGGCGGCACTCGCCGACGAGGACGGCGCGGAGGCACTGGCCGGCGGCTGCCTGGCCGCTGCGTTGGCGGAGCCGTCCTCGCTGCCGGAGGCTCTTCCCGAGCGGGTGGCCGGGAAGTCGAAGGGGCGGTTGGTGGCGTCGGCGGTGCCGGGGGAGGGTGGACGAGGCCCGCTTCAGGTGCTTGCCGGAGAGGAGCGGGAGGCGCAGCGGCGGCGCGCCGAGGCCAGCGCGACACTCGCCACCGCCCAGCGGGAGCACCGACGCGCGGTGCGCGACCGTGACCGGCTGGAGCAGCAGGTACAGCGACTGGCCGAGGATCGGGACGAAGCCCTCGGCCGCGTCGAACGGGTATGGGCTTCCCTGGACGGGGCGTTGGAGCAGGCCGCCGCCGTCGGTACGGTGTTGGCCGAGCGCGAGACTGAGCGGGATGAAGCTGCGGCTCGTGCGGACGAAACCGGCCGGCAGGTGCGGGAGGCGAAGGCGCTCGTCGATGCTGAGGACGCGCCAGCCGGAGGTGTTGGAGAGGGCGGCCGGGTTGATTGAGCAATTCGTTCGGTGAGCTGTCCGGGTGACGAGAATCTGAATCGCCGACTTATCCACAGGGAATTGGGACCGAGTCCTCGGTGGGGCTGTGATCGGGCAGAGTCCTGGCGCCGGCCGTCGATGACGGCCCGATCGAGAGGCTGATCGCCATGTACAACGTCGTGCACGTCAGGACGGCTCGCCGGACCGGTCGCGTCCGGGTACGTCCTCCGGTCGTTCGGCGCGCCGGAAGGGTCGGAGACAAGGCGCGTCGACTGGGTGCGGCGTGCATCGCGGCCCGGCTCCTGGGGGAGCTGATCGGAGGACTCCTCGATTCCTGACCGGCCCCGGCCGTACCCGAGGTCCGGCCAGCCTCGTTGAAGCCGTGAGTGCCTGCTTCCCCGGGGCATTCAACGTCCGTGCCGAGAGCCCAGGCCGTTCAGCCCCTCGGGCTGGGTAGCGCGCGGAGCCCCGGGTGGCCTGATCGGAGGTCGGGTCGCCCGGGCTCGCCCCGGGACCGACGCAAGGCCGTGGAAGTCCGAAGGGCGACATCGTCGAGCACCGTGTCGATGGCACTGCGCCTTGCTACCGTGAACGAGGACGGACAATCGGGGGGCCCGATGACCAGTTTCCACGTCAAACCTGCGGACATGATCGTGTCGTCCGCAGGGTTCACCGACCTGCACAACTCGGCCGCGCAGCTCTACCGCAGCCTCGTGTTCTCCATGGACGATGTCGCGGGCATGGCCGGTGACGACGACGCCGGCAAGAAGTTCGCCGCCAAGTACGATCCCGCCGCGCAGAAGATCGTCGACGCGATGGCGCAAGCCGTCGGTCAACTCGGCGGCACCGCCAACGGCCTGTACACCATGGCGATCGCCTACCTGCAGTCTGACGCCGACGTCGCGGCCTCGCTGATGGCCCCGCAGAAGCTGCCGGCGTCCGCCAGCCCGGAGTGCGACGAGGAAGTCGCCAAGGCCAAACTCCACTCCGCCGTCGGCCATAACGGCAGCGGCGCCATCCACGACTTCCTCAAGAAGTTCTGGCCGCAGGGCGACCCCGGGAAGCTCCGTCAGGCCGCGGCGGGCTGGAAGAGCTTCGCCAGCCTGATCAGCCGGCTGGGCGTCGAGGGAGACAAGAGGGTGCAGCGGGTCACCGCGTCCAGCACCTCCAGCGCCGTCACGAGCTTCGCGCAGAACTGGGCGCGGATGCACGACGGCTGCGCCACGCAGGGCCCGCTGCTGAACAGCATCACGAACGCGGCGTACAAGTTAGGGCAGGCCTGCGAGGCGTACGCGAAGGAAGTCGAGGACCTGCGGGACACCCTGGAGGACCTCGCCATCGCCGCGGGCATCGTCGCGGGCGCCGGGATCGCGCTGACGATCTTCACGCTCGGCGGGTCCGACGTCGCGGCCGCCGGCGGCGAGGCCGCGATCGCGGCCGAGGCCGGCACCGCGGCGGTCGCGATGGCCGCGGCGGTGGAGGGTAGCGCCGAACTCGCCGTGCTGGCCGAGGCCGCGGCCGTGGTCGACACCGCGGCGGCGAGCCTGATCCCGGTGGGAGCAGGGCTTGCGGCCACGGCCACTGCCGCGGGCGTCGTGCTCGCCGGGGCGAGCGACGCTGCGGCAGCGCCGACCCCGAAGCCGCCGCCGTTCACCGTCACCCCCGGCATGCCGCCGCTACCGCACGACCCGCTCAGTCCCTTCCCGCTGCTGCCTCCTCAGCAGCAGGCCGCGATCCGGGCGTGGATGACGCAGATGGAGCAGGACGGCCGAACGTTCCAGGCCAACGGTCCTCACGCGCCAGCGCCCCCGGCGAAGGCGGACCCGAAGATCAACGCGAGGAGGGCCTACCAGGTCAGGGTGGCCGGGTCGACGGAGTACCGGCTGTACACCGACGTCACAGACCCGGCGACCGGGCGCGAGCTGGGCATGGACGCCGACGGTGTCCGCCCGGAGGACGGCGCCGCGATCGACGCCAAGTACATCGGCCAGCAGAACAGCTGCAAGTCCCCGTTCCGTCTGGACAACGCCGACGGCGTCTTCGAGTTCGCGTACGAGAACACCATGGAGGGGGAGTCCAAGAAGCTGGAGAAGTACGCGTCGGCCCTGAAGGACCCCCGCAACAAGGTCAACCACCTCGAACTCATCACGAACGACCCCAAGGCCTCCGCCTACTTCCAATCCCTCATGACCGCCCAAGGCGTCACCGGCCGCGTCCGCATCGAACCCTGACCGGCCGCACCCGGCCGCACCACCGAGAGAAACGAGCACCCCGTGGGATCCAGCTTCTACGTCAGCGCCGACCGCGAGAGCACCGGGCCGTGGGCCTTCACCGGCGAGCAGGTACAGGAACGCGTCCTGAGGCACTGGCCGGACGCCACGGTGAGCAGCGCGTACGAAGGCTTCCTGGAGATCGTGGCGGACGTCGAACCCGGGCGGCCGGCGGAGCTGTCGTTCAACCTCCGGCACGGCGTGTTCTCGTTCGAAGACCGCGGGTCGCCCGCCGGGCCCCTGACCGTCATCTACAAGGTGCTGCACGACCTCGCCCCGGAGATGCCCGTCGTGTGGTGGATCGACTACGACGTGGACCCCCAGCCCCTCGACATGGCCGACCTCGAAGCGTTCATCGGCGGCTTCCCGGCATAGCCGGCTCACGGCCTCCGCCTTCTGGTGCTGCCGCGCTCGGATGGACGCTCGGACGTCACCTGGTGGGGTGACTTGAAGGCGATCTGACACACATGCTTCGCGCACCTACCGCTATAACCCGTGTGTGATCAAGAAGCTCTTGCAGCGCAGTCTGCCCGCGCTCGCCGTCGCCACCCTGTCCGTGTTCTCTGCCGAAGCCCCTGCGCAGGCCGTGGTGGTGCCGACCTCGACGGGCGTCGTGCACGCCCGTGCCGTCGACAGGCCACTGCTTCTCCCCGATGCAGTCGCCCTGCTGCCGATCGCCGAGGAACATCGTGAAGGCTATCTCCGATCCCTCTACAAGCACTGGAACCGCGGCCTGAACCCGAGCGACGGGTGCGACACCAGGAAGGAGGTGATCCTCTCCGAGGCCCTGGTCGCCCCGCAGATCGAGCCGGGCTGCAAGCTCATCGGAGGGGAGTGGTACTCCTACTATGACGGCGTCACCGTAACCGACGCCGCCGGGCTGGACGTTGACCACATCGTGCCCTTGGCCGAAGTCCACGACTCCGGCGGCTACGCCTGGGACGCAGCCCGTCGCGAGGCCTACGCCAACGACCAAGGCAGCCCGCTCACGCTCGTCGCGGTCACCGCGAGGTCTAACCGGGCGAAGGGGGACAAGGACCCAGCTGATTGGCTCCCGCCGCTCGGCGGCGACGTCCACTGCCGGTACGCGGCAGAGTGGGTGTCCACCAAGCTCCGCTGGACCCTGGCGGCGGACCAGCGCGAAGCCGACGCCCTGATCCGCATCGCGGAGGGCTGCCCGGCCACGACCGTGGTGTACGAGCTGGCATAGGTGGGACCTGAAGGGCCGGACGGGAGGCGTGGCCACCATCCCGTCCGGCATTCGTCGGTCGCTACGAGCGGTGGGGGCTGTTGTGCCGTCGCCGGATGCGTGCTGGCCGCTCCGTGTGGGCTGAACGGGGAGTGGGAGGCGGAGTCGGGGCGCGATCGCGGGCGGCTCCGCGGGAGGGTCGACGCGCCGGCGCCCGGGCCCGGCCGCGCCAGCGACCACACCTTCATCGTGATGGTTTGGGTGCCGACAGTCCGGCGTCAGTATGGTGCCGGGCCGGTTACCGAGGGGTGCTGCCAAGGCCGGCCGCTGCTATCGGGCCGTCGCGCTCTGGTGTCAGGTGCGGCCTAGATGGCCCTGTTCATGCCAGGGGCCGACGCTGGCATTATCAAGCTTTTTTAGGGGTGGCAAGGGTTTTCCGGCATTATTACCCCGAAGATAGTGAGATGTGGATTGGTGGGTAACTCGATCGGACGTGATGTCGTTGGTGGTGCGGAGCCGCGAATACTCAGGCTCAACGCGCGGTGCCCCCAGCGAGCCGGCGAGATTACCAGTCACTGACCGGGCCTGCCGGGGGCACCACTACTACAGAGGGTTCGACATGTCGAACATCCCTGTCCGCCCGGAAGATCGTCCGGACGGCGAACCGCGATCCAATGCGGCTCGTTCTGGGAGGCGCTCAAAGAGGCGTCTCGGCGCACGCCGTGAAGGGTGGCGCCTGGAGGTGACACTGCTCCTGAGTGGCCTGGTGGTGACGATCCTCAGTCTCGCGACAGGAGCGTCGATGATGGCCGCCACCGTCGCTTCGGCCGTGTGGGTGGCGAGCATCGGGGCGGCGGTGGGGTTGGCCACGGCCTTGATTGCTGCACCCGAAGGCCGTGATGGGCGAGGCCGGGTGCGATGGCTGCTTCTGCGCCTCGCCGCCCTGTTGGCGGCGGATTCGGGAGACGGGGCCCAGTAGCGGTTGGCGCGCATGGTCTGTCTCCCTCCCGAGGTGGGTGTAGGTCCTGTCGGCGGTGAGTGGTGTGCCGCCGACAGGGCTCACTGTGTCAAGGCAGTGAGCTGGTCGTGTGTGGCTGGGATGAGGCCTTCCTCTCTCTGCAGGACGGGGAGAGGAAGACCTCATCCCAGCCACACAACGAAGCACGGCGCGCCGATGCAGCACAAGGGGAGATGTGCTCCGCTTGTGTTGCTGTCACCGGCTCGCGTAGGTCGATCGGACTAACGGCCACGGTAGGAATCTGGAAACGGGGCCGCGTGTGTGCAGCCGCGCCATTCACTCGTTCGGGTGAATGTGATCGATAGTGATAAAAATGCAAAGGCGTGAGCTGATTAGATTTGGCCTATTTCTTTTCAAATTGATCGCGCCGGGTATGGCGCAATTCCTTGCTGTGGGCATCTCCCGTTCCTGCGGGATTCCAGCCGGACGGTAAGGAAAGTAAGGTAAGTAAGTGCCGGCTTGGAGATTCGGGTTACGCGGACTCCTGCGCCGAGCGGCAGATCGAGGCCGCGCCCCGGTAGGGGATCATGGGTGGTGGCGCGGGGGCGCACCACGGAGGACCTGCGCCCATGCCCCGCCCCAACCGGGCCCAGCGCGCCGCGATCGCCCAGCGGCGGGCCGACGCCGTCGAGCTGCGTCTCGCCGGCGCCGACCCGCTGACCGTCGGCCGGAAGCTCGCTGCCGACCCCGCGATCAACGCCGACAGGGTCGCCTACCCGTTCGGGTACGGCTACGAGCTGTACTCCAAGGGCCGCCCCGGCCCGGACGACGACACGCTGGTGCGCTCGGCCAACCGGGATGTGACGGAGGCTCTCGGCCACCGGCTCGCCGCCGCGCAGGCGGACGTCGAGGCGCTGCGCGCGCTGGAGGACGCCCGCCTCGACCGGCTGTACCTCGTCGCCTACCGGCGGGCGGTGCGCGACGGCGAACTCCAGGCGATCGACCGGGCACTGCGAATCATGGAGCGCCGGGCCCGGCTCCTCGGACTGGACCAGCCGGCGCGCACCGAGATCACCGGGCACGACGGCGGCCCGATCGAAGTCGCGGCGGACACCACCGGCGACGAGCTGGCCGCGCTGATCGCCCTGACCGACCCGGCCGCCACCAGGGGCGAGGAGTGACCGCGGCCGACGGCCTGGTCGAGCAGTACCGGCTCCTCCCCGCAGAGCGGCGCCGGGCCATCGCCGAGCAGGCATCGCCGGCGTTGCGCACCCGGCTTGCGGCGGTGGAGCGCGACCTCGCGCTGCGCCACTCTCCAGGCTCCCTCGCCGCGCTCCTCACCGGCGGCCGGGAGATGCAGGCCGCTCACCTGGACCTGATCGACCAGGCGTTCCAGCGCATCGCGGCAGGAGAAACGATTCGCCTGCTGCTGACCATGCCGCCTCGGCACGGCAAGAGCAGGCGGGCCGCCAGGTGGGCGCCGTTGTGGTACCTGCTCCAGCGGCCGGACCACCGGGTCATGATCGCGTCGTACTCGGCCGACCTCGCGGATGACCACGGCAGGTGGATCAGGGACGCGATCACCACCTGGGGCGAGCAGCTTGGCGTGGCCCTGCACTCGGGTAGCAAGGCCGCGAACCGCTTCGACATCGCGGGCCGGGAAGGTGGCCTGTTCGCGGCTGGTGTGGGCGGCGGCCTGACCGGCAAGGGCGCGAACCTCGCGATCATCGACGACCCGATCAAGGACGCTGCGGACGCCCAATCGCCCACCATGAGGCGCCGGTTGTGGGAGTGGTGGCAGGCCGTTCTGCTGACCCGCGTCGAGCCGGGCGGCAGCGTGATCGTCATCCAGACGAGGTGGGACTGCCGGCCATCGCGGACAGCCCCGACGACGTGCTCGGCCGGAAGGTCGGCGAACCGCTGTGGCCCGCCCGGTACGGGAAGAAGGCGCTCGCGGGGATCCGCCGCGCCGTTGGCGAGCGGGTGTGGGCGAGCCTGTTCCAGCAGAAGCCGCGCCCTGTCGAAGGCGGGGTGTGGCGGCGGGCATGGATCGACGAGGCCCGGATCACCGCTGTGCAGTTCTCGGGCATCGACCTGGCGCGGGTGGTCGTCGCGGTCGACCCGTCCGGCGGCGACAGCTCCGTCAACGATGAGACCGGCATCGTCGGACTCGGCCTCGACTACCAGGACCACCTGTACGTCGTCGCCGACGAGTCCGGCACTCTCGGCGCGAACGACTGGGGTCTCGCCGCCTGCCGCTTGGCGCTGGCGCTGAAGGCGGACGCGATCGTGGTCGAGGCGAACTACGGCGGGAACATGGCCCGCCAGATCCTCGCCCAGGCGTGGGACCAGCTCGCCCGCGAGGGCGAGACCCTCGGCCAGCTGATGCCGCTGGTCGTCGAGGTCAACGCGAAGGTCGGCAAAAGGTTGAGGGCCGAGCCGGTGGCGCAGCTGTACGAGCAGGGCCGGGTCCACCATGTTGGGCACTACCCCGAGCTGGAAGGTCAGATGGTGACGTGGGTCGCCGGGATGGACAGCCCCGACAGAATGGATGCCGGCGTGCATGGCCTGACCGAGCTGGCCGGCGCCGGGCAACTCGACGCGCTCGCACAGGGCATGGATGACAACCGCCTCTCCGGCCGCCGGTAACACCAATCGGCCAGCCTCTTCATGTCAGAGGCCTGGTGGAAGGTTGCCGACGATCACGTAGTTCCGCGGGCTTCCGGGCGGCTGGCTTCGTATCCTGGCCTCCCCGACCGTGGAGGAGGCAACCGTGATTGCAACAGCGGAACGTGTCCGTGGACGCGGACTTGAGCCCGACCGACTGATCTGGCACAGGCCGGCCGGGCCAGTGGTTGAGGACTTCCAGGCAATCGAGTGCAGTGACGAAGAGGGCCTGGTACTCCCCTGGGGCGAGCGTGATGTGCCGCTTGACCTCACGGCGCCCGGCGAGATGTGGTGCGCGGACTGTCTCGTATCGGTCCGGTCGGGTGAGTAGCCGGGAGGAATGCTGAAGGGGCGGACACATTATGTGTCCGCCCCTTCAGCATTCGTGGTAGCGGGGACAGGATTTGAACCTGCGACCTCTGGGTTATGAGCCCAGCGAGCTACCGAGCTGCTCCACCCCGCGTCGGTGGGTCCGACTGTACGGCACCAGCCGGTGATCACAAACTCCGTTCCCGGAGGGCAGGGGCGTGTGGGCTCAGAGGGCGAGTTGCCCAGTGAGAGCCGGGGAGGGCTGAGGGACCTCGCCGAAGTCCTCGTCGTCGCACAAGATCGGGAGCCGGTTGATGACGGCTTTCGAGGGAAGCCGGAAGACGTGACACGTCCAGCGGACCGGCGCCGCAGGCGGCGGAGGTTGCGCCGACGACGCGGTCGGTCTCGGCGGCCGAGGGAACTCCGGAGTGGGCGGCGAAGTGGCTGGGCGACCGGGAACTGAACCGTAACGCCTCCCGCATCGTCGGCCGGTACGCCCAGCTCGCCATCGTTCAGCGCGGAGAGAGTCAGGGCAATGCGAAGCTGTGCGACGCCGAGTGGGAGATGTTCACCACGGCGCAGCGGGTCATGGTCGACCGGCAGGGATTCGACGACGGCTGCCGAACCCCGGCCTAGCTAGCCGTGGGGTCGGCCGTGGGGACTGACCCTCAGGCCGATGCTTGAACCTCGGCGACGTCTAGGCTGGTGGGCGGCGTGGGGCCTGGTTGCCTGGGAGGGCAGCATCCGTGGGCCTGCGCGAGTTGATCATCGACGTGTGGTCGTGGCTGGACTACAAGCCGATCATGTCCACCGCTCCGCGTCGCGGCGTCGGGCCGTTCGGCGAGCTGGCCTCCGGCTGGGTGCCGCCCGAGGACCTGCGTCGGCTTCAGGTGTACAAGGTCCTGGCCGCCTACGATCACAACCAGGCCGGGCAGCTGGCGGCGGCGGCCGGGGACGAGAAGGCCCTCGACCGGCGGGAGTTGGGCGATCCGGCGAAGCTGGTCGCGGACGCGCTCGGCTACCTGTTGGGGCCGTCGCAGTCCATCGTCGTGCCGGGTGCCGAAGGCGACGGCGTGCAGCCGACGCCGCAGGCCGCGCTTGCCCGCGAGGTGCAGGACCGGCTGCGGGAGTGGGCGCGGCGGGAACTGCTGCCGATGCGGATGCAGCAGTGCGAGCGGTCCGCGGTGCGCTACGGCGACGGCGTCTACACCCTGGCCTGGGACGCGGTGGCAGGGCGGCCGCAGCTGCGCACGATGGACCCGGGTTGGTACTTCCCGGTGTGGACAGACGAGGAGGCCGACGGCGGCCAGTTCCCCACCGCGGTGCACTTCGCGTGGGAGCTGCCCGAGGACCCGGCCACCGGCCGGAAAGCCCGGGTTCGCCGCATCACCTACGAGTTGGGGCCGATCGCCGGCGCGACCCGCTCGGCGGTCCACACCGGGAAGGGCGGGCCGCACCGGGAGTGGGTGACGGGGCAGGACGGGAAGACCGTTCTGCTGCCAGGGGACCGCGCGGACGGCGCCGGCGGGACGGTGTTCCGCACCTACCCGTGGGCGCCGGACCAGGCGTCGACCGTAACCTGCTACCTGACCGACGCCGAGTGGCTCCTCGAAGACCTCAAGGCGGCGCACACCGTCTACAACCTGCCCGCCGACAAGGCCCGGTACCGGGTGCGCCGGGATGGCGAAGTCCTTCAGGCACTGGATCTACAAATCGACTTCGTGCCGGTCGTGCACATCACGAACAGCGTGGTTGAGGTCGGGGAGCACTGGGGGCAGCCGGTGACCTCCCGCGTGATGCAGGCCCTCGACGAGCTCGCCGCGACGGACACGGACTCCTCGTCGACCTCCGGAACGACGGGGACGCCGATCGTCGCCCTGTCGGGTGTGCGGCTGTCGAAGGACCACCGCACCGGCGCTCCGCTGCCGCTGAAGGTCGAGGCGGGCACCGTGTGGTCGCTGGGTGAGGGCGGCTCGATGACCGCGCTCGACACGTCCCCGCAGCTGCGGGAGCTGCGGGAGCGCACCAACCACCTCCTTGACCGGGTCGCCGGGAACTCCCGGCTGACCGCCGCCGGCCTCGGCCTGGTGAAGCCGTCGGAGGTGCCGTCGGGCTACGCCCTGGCACTGTCGCTGGGCCCTCTGGGCGCCCTGGTCGGGGAGATGCGCCTCGCCCGCGCCCACAAGTACCAGCTGCTGCTGAAGATGGCCGGGAGGCTCTTCCAGGCGGGTCAGGTCGGCTGGCCCACCGGGGAACTGCCGGCCGCCCAGATCGTGTGGGGCCCGCACCTGCCCACCGACAAGACGGAGGCCCTGGACCTCGCGGTGAAGGGCTACGAGGCCGGGCTGTTCAGCCTGGAGACCTGCGTCCGGATGCTGTCCGACTCGGGTTTCCCGATCACCGACATCGCCGATGAGGTCCGCCGCATCCAGGCCCGAGCCTTCGACGCCGCCGCTCGCCTGGCCGATGCCACCGGCGACACCCGGGTGGTCCGGGACTTCCTCGGCCTACCCCCGGCAGGCCCCACGGTGCCCCCTGCGCTCCTCGGGGAGGGGGCGGGGCCCAAGGTCACCCCGGAGGGCCCGAGGGGCTCATAGAGGGCCACCCTGGGCCCCCTGCGGCGTCAGCCGTGGGGGGAGGGGGGAGAAGGAAGGAAGTAGGTAAGGACAAGGAAGGAAGGGGTTCCCCCGGCGCAACCTGCTGGGTTCCGCCAGGGCAACCTGCCGGGTTCCCCCGGGGGAACCCATGCTGCGAGGACTGTGGGTTCCCGTAGGGAAACCCACGCGGGAAGTCGGTCGAGCTGCGCTAGCCAAGTCCCTACCGTGCTGGCATGCCTAAGGAGTCGAAGCCGCCCTGTCGCACGGAGAAGGCAGGAAGCCCCGAGTCCAGTGAGACGTCTATGGCCTTACGGGGTTTGCGGCGTGAGTTCCTGATGTTTCGCTGGCTCGCTCGCGTGGCTACCTGTCAGTGCCAAGGCGTGCAGTCGGGGAGCCAGTTTCCGTACTGGTCAGCCGAACACACCTGTACCTGGTAGGGACTGCCGTCCCAGACCGCTATGTCATCCCTACGGACGTAGTTGCCGGCAATCCAGCTCGTCACCTCGGTCTCTTCATGCCAGGTCCGGCCATTATCCTTGGTCCAGTTCATCCAGACTTTGTCGCCGTCCCACCCGAGGGCGCGGTAGAAGGCCCGCTCGTGGTGGTCGCTCGGGTCGAGTCTGGTGTACATCACCAGGTAGCCATGGGCGGTGTTGACGCTGTAGCACCAGTAGTAGGTTGAGGGGCAATCTTCCGCCATGGCGGCCGCGTCCGTCGTCCCGATGGCCATGCCGCTGAGGACGATGCTCATGCTGAGTGCGCCCCGTATAGCCAGCTTCTTGATCCTTTTCAATGCTCCCCCAAGGATTCGTCGATGGGCCGTCGACGGCTCGGCTGCCCCGACTCGTTTAGGAAGAGGGGAGCAGGAATCCCGAGTTTTTAGGAGAGGGCGGGGCTCTTGCTGTCCAAATTTCCACAGCAGATCGTCCGAAAGGTGGGAGTTGACCTGAATCTAGCTACCACTAAAGCTTCTCCGCGTCTACGTGGTCGTCGAGCGAAGTGTGTTCACAGGATGTGGGAGATCGCTTCCCGTTTGTGAACCGCCCCGATCCTGCCGAAATGGATTTCATGAACGCTCCAAGCGGAACATTTCAAGCTTAGTGAGACGGCCGTGATGCTATGGGATTCGTGATCCAAGTTTCCTGTGCCTGCTGGGTTATTTGATTCACGCCGTCTTTGGAGCGGCTCCTCCTTTCGGGGCGCCGGGATGGCGCTCGGCGACGTCCTCCAGGTCGGAGGCCGATAGCGTGTGGCGAAGTGTGGCTAGCAAGCTATTTCGCTCCAGGTACCCTGTTCTGACGAACCAGGACGGCAGTGTGGCTACTCGTTCCCGGTGCCCGAGGTCTTCGGCACCGTGGCCCTGCCAGGGAGTAGCTACACTGGTCACTGGCGCGGGGGCGCTGCTCCGGAGGAACGATGACTGCCCCCCCGCCCCAGGCGAACCCGCCCGCCGGAGACCCGGCCGCCACGCAGCCCCCGGCCAGTACCGACGCGGGCAGCACTCTCATCACCCAGGACACCCTGTCGAAGCTCCTTGCCCGGGAGAAGTCCCAGGGTGAACGTGCCGCTCTCCGAAAGCTCGTCACCGACCTCGGCTTCGACGACACCACCGCCCTCCAGACGTGGGTCGAGGCGCAGCGCGCGGCCGAGCGGGCGGCCCTCGGGGAGGTCGAGCGCCGCGAGCAGGCCGCCGCGCAGCGCGAGCAGCGGGCGCTCCAGCGCGAGCAGCAGGCCCTCGACCGGCTCCACCAGGCCGTGCGGCACTCGGCTCTGAGCCGCCTGGGCGCGAGCGGTCAGAACCTCGACGACGCGATCCGTCTCCTTGACGTTGCCGCCGACGCCGACGAGCAGGCCGTGGCGGCCGCTGCGAAGGTGCTGGCGGACCGCCGCCCGGAGCTGTTCGGCCCGGCCTCGCCCACTACGGCGCCGCCCGCGCCGACCGGGTCGCCCGCCGGCGGGCCGCCGCCGCGCGGCCAGGCCCCCGCCGCCACCTCCTTCGGCCTGGACATGGCCAAGCGCCGCGGCTACCTCACGGCCTGACGACCCGGCCGCCCTTGATCGTCTGACCCGGCAGCGAACCGGGACCAGGGGACCACGCCCCACCCCCACCGTGGACGGCACCACCAGCCGGTGAGTGCGTGACCGCCAGCTCCCCGAAGGCGATCACACCCCTTGACCACCCAGCCGATCACCACCTCGGCGACGTACACCGCCGGACGCCCCTGGCTCGCGTCCACCCACGGCACCGACCAGACCGAGACCGTCACCATCGACGCGTCGAAGCTCGTCGCCAACACCCACTACGTCGCCTCCACCGACTCCACCCAGCCCTACAGCCGTCTGCTGTCCGGCCTGCCCCTCGGCAAGATCACCGCCTCCGGCCTGTACGGCCCCTACGACCCGGCCGCCACCGACGGCCGCCAGACCTTCTCCGGCCTGGTCTTCGACGAGGCCCTGTTCGCCCCGGGCCAGCCGAAGATCCCGTGCGCCCTGCTGTGGCACGGCGTCGCCCGGGCCGCCAAGATCCCCGGCGGCATCGACCCCACCAAGATCACGCTGTCGCCCACCGGCGCGCTGATCCGGTTCGTGTAAGGGGTCCTGAGCGATGACGATTCAGGACCTCGTCAAGGGCGTGTCCGCGGCGGACCTCACCACGTTCGCCCGCGCCATCCCCTCCCCGGCCGACTTCCTGCTGACCAGCACCGTCTTCCCGACCCTCGTCACCCCAGAGGTGAAGTGGCGGATCAAGCAGAACGGCCGCCGGGTCAATACCGCGAAGTATCGCGCGTACGACAGCTCCGTGGCGTTCGCCGACCGCACCGCGTGGGAGACCACGCGCGAAGGGCTGCTCCCCGCCCTGGGTCAGAAGCTCATCGTCGGTGAACAGCAGCAGATTCTCCTGGAGCAGGCGCACGGCGCCGACCAGGACCGGCTGCTGGAGCTGCTGTTCGACGATGCCGAGCGGCACATCGAGGCGATCCGCTCCCGCCTCGAACTCGCCGCCGGCGACGTGCTCACCGACGGTAAGTTCACCCTCGACAACGAAGCCGGTCTCACCATCGAGATCGACTTCGGCGTGCCCGCCGGCAACATGCCGGTCGCACCGAAGCCCTGGTCGGACCCGACGTCGGACCCGCTCGCCGACGAACTCGGCTGGATGTCCTACCTGGACGACCTCGGCGCACCCGAGCCGGAGATGGTCCTCACCTCCAAGAAGGCGTTCTCCCAGCTCGCCCGCAACAACGCCTACCGGGCCGCCTACTACCGCAGCGTCAACCCCTCCAACACCCCGACCCGCACGCTGACCGTGTCCGAGGTCAACGCGGTGCGCGGCGACTATGGCCTGCCGCCGGTCACCCTCTACCGGGCGCAGGTCAACGTCGACGGCACCGCCACCAAGGTGCTGCCCGACGACCGGTGGATCATGCTGCCTCCGGACCGCGCGAAGTGGGGCCAGACCCTCTACGGCGTCACGGCCGAAGCCCTCGTGCTGGCCCGCGGCACGAACCCGGAGATCACCCGCGAGGACGCCCCGGGCATCATCCTCACCCGCGGCGTCCAGGACGACCCGGTGCAGATCTGGACCAAGGGCGCAGCCGTCGCGATGCCGGTCCTGCACACCCCGGACTGCCACATCGTGGCCAAGGTCCTGTGATGCCACGCCGACTCGCCTACGCGGTCCACCTCCAACACCCCGGCACCGGCGATCACCTCGTCCTGCTGCCCGGCGAGATCCCGCCCCGGGAGCTGGCCGAGCTCATCACCAACCCGGACGCCTGGCAGCTCACCGACCAGCCGGACAGCGAACTCGCCCCGGGCCGAGAGGCCGACGGCACCCAGCCGCCGGCCAGACCACCGCGGACCCGCAAGGCCCGCACCGACACCAACTAGCCCCCACCGCACCGACGGGACCGGCACCCCCACCACGCACCCGGGGGGCCGGTCCCGCCGCACCCGACGATCGGACCCCCACCGTGGACCCCGCCGTCCTCGCCTGGCTGCACGCCCAGCTCGGCACCACCAACACCGACGACCTCACCAACCGGTACAACCGCCTCGGCACCGCCCGCGCCGTCGCCGCCGAAGTCCTGGCCGAACGCCGCGCCGGACTACTCGCCGACCCGCTACGCCTCGTCGTCGACGGCGTGGTCACCGTCGACCGCACCGCCAACCTCGGCGGCCTCGAACGCCAACTCGCACAACTTCCGACCACCCTGGGCCCGGACGAGGCCGCGCCCGGAGGCGACGACACTGCGCACCTTGACACCGCCACCCTCGTGCCCGCACGCCGCACCCGATGAACCACACCACCCAGCCCGCCGTCGACCCGGAGCCCGTAGACGACGTCCCCGCCGGCCTCGACGCCGCCTGGCAGCAGTTGGCCGCTGCTCAGGCCGCCGTCCTCGCCGTCCTCGCCCGAGGGCGGCGCACCGCCCGCCTGGCCGCCGTCCTCGCCGAGTTCGCCGACGCGATCCGCAGCTTCCACCACGCGGTGGACGGCGTGATCCGCGACTACGCGCACCGAGAAGTCCCGCGCCTCTACGAGCAGGCCGCCCGGGACGCCGCCGCGAGCCTTGGCCGCACCTTCACCTGGACACCGGCCCACCAGGACGCCCTTCGGGCGCTGAGCGCCGACACCTACGGCGAACTGCTGCACAGGGCTCAGGAGAGCGTCCGGGTGGCGGGCGCCTTCTACCGGGCCGCCCGGGCCGCCGCCCGCCACGACCTCCCCCTACTGGCCACTGACCGTGCTGGAGCCGTGGCCACCGCCCGGGCCCTCGCCGACCGGCTCTCCGCCGCCTACCGCCTCGACCACGTCGTCTACCGCAACGGGGCCCGTATGCCCGTCCGGGCCTGGGCCGAAGCCGCCGTCCTCGCCCGCTCCGCCGTCGCCTACAACGCCGGCACCCTCAACACCGCCCGCGAGTACGGAATCCAGCACGTCCACGTGTTCGACGGGTACGACTGCGGATGGACTAGCCACCCCGACCCGGACAAAGCCGCGCGCACCGTGCGTATGGTCGAGGACGCAGCAGAGTGGCCCATCTCCCATCCCCGTTGTACTCGTAGCTTCGGGCTTAAGAAGACATCTCATTTGGGCTACTGA